AACTGTAGATTTTGGCGGCGCAGTATTCGCTGACACAATCGGTTATGGGCTTGCTGGTCTTTTAGGTTCAGTTGCAACTACAGGCGCATCAGCACCATATACACACACAATTTCTCTAAAGAACAGCCTTGTATCAGGCGCAGATGACCAGCCAATTTCTTACACATTGACTGACTTCTATGCCGCAGATGTTCGCTCATACCCAGGTTGCCAGTTCTCAGACTTCTCATTGAAGTTCAACGCAGACGGCATGTTGGAATATGACACAAAGACAACTGGTTGGGCATCAACAGCAGTTTCAGACCCAACACCATCATTCTCAACAGTTCTTCCTACACCAGTATGGCGTGGCACTGTTTCAATCGGTGGTTCAGCAGTGTCTAATGCAATGACAGGCAACATTGACATGAAGCGCAATGTGACACCTGTTTACGGCATTTCAAGCACACAAAATCCTTACAACATCTTCCTTGGTCCTATTGAAGTTATGGGCAAAATTACATTCATTATGGAAGATGACACAGAACTAACTCGCTTTCTAAGCAACTCACAACCAGCAATTGTTCTGAATTGGGCTTACGGCGCAGGAGCGGCGGCAGTTCAAATCCAAGCAACAATTACTAAGGGTGCTTACACAGCCGCAGTAATTGAGCGTGGGGAAGATTTTGTTCAAGTAACAATTGACCTTAACGGTCAAGGCAATACAACAGATGCAGGTTCAACTGGCGGTTTCTCACCTATTAAGTGGGTTCTCCAGAACGCTAAAGCATCTGGCACATACGCCTAAATAGTTCCAGAGTAGATGGGTTGGTTGATAGCGAACGCCTTCCCGCTATCCCGCCCATCTACTCCTTTTAAGTTATGATGTAAGGAAGGCAAACTATTAGGAGGCAAAATGTCAAAAAAAGTTACACTGCCATCAGGCGCAACAGTTACATTGAAAGACCCATCTTCACTACGCGTTAAAGACCGTAAGCGCGTTCTTAAATCAGCAGAAGTAGAAGGCGGCGATTTATCACGCGCTCTTGCTTTAGGTGATGCTCTTATTGCAATGCTTGTTGAAGATTGGTCATTTGATTTTCTTATTCCAGCAATTAAAATTGACAATCTTGATGAATTAGAAATGAAAGATTATGACGCTTTAGTTGATGAAACTAAAGATGCTCAGAAGTTTTTGTTTCCTAACCTGGCTGAAACACCAGAAACAGAGGCAGACCCAAAAGCGCTTTCAGGCAACTCCAACGCCTAAAGTGGATTTTGGAGGGTGGAGAACGCCATGAAGCGTTTGAATATCCTGATGAACAGATGTATTACTTTAATATGGCTGACCGCTTTGGGTGGACACCAGAACAGGTAGATAATCTTCCAGCAGGAACGGCAGATTGGTTATTAGCAATTGCTAATACTGTAGAGAGCGTAAAGGCAGACAGGTCTAGAGGTGAGTAATGGCAGGTTCAGTCCGTATTACTAATCTAGCCCAAGTGCTTGCAGGCTTTGATGCTACAGAGGACCAATATGAAAAAGCCGCGCAATACGCAATTACCATAACTGGTTTGGCTGTTGAACGGCAGGCAAAAATAAATGCCAACACTGGCACACATAAAAAAGGAGAACCGCGTTCTGGCGGCCCTGGCCCAAATGTTGTAACAGGTAATTTGCGCCGTTCTATTACAACGCAATCCCGTTACGGATTTGGCACTTACATTGCTGAAGTTAGTGCAACAATGTCTTACGCCCGTCATGTTGAATTAGGCGGCCCTAATTGGAAACCTGGCGTAAAATATCCATTCTTAGGTCCTGCGGCTAACTCACTGAAAGACAGTGGGAAATTGTCTAGAACCTTTACACTTGCACTTGCATCTAAACTGAGGGGATAAGGAATGGCATCATCAATCCCACCAATCCTGGTCCAACTTCAAGCAGATGTATCTCAACTTAAAGCAGGAATGGCGCAGGCTGAGGCATCTCTTAAAGGTTTAGACGGAACCGTTGCTACAACAAGCAACAAAATGAGTTCTTTTGTAGGCAATCTTAAAAGAGTAGGCGCGGCTATGGGAGCCACATTTGCCGCTACCCAAGTTGTTTCTTTTGCTAAAGAATCAATTATGGCGGCATCAAATACGGCTGAAGCACTTTCTAAAGTGGGCGTTGTCTTTGGCAATAACTCTAAAGAAATTGAAGAATGGGCGGCTGGCGCAACTGCTAATTTTGGTATGTCAGAGCGTAGTGCGCTTACTGCCGTTGGAACTTTTGGTAACTTGTTTGACGCATTTGGCCTTGGTGAAGGCGATACAAAGAATTTTGCTAAATCATTAACTGAACTTGCCGTTGATATGGCTTCATTCAATGATATGCCTGTTGATGACGCATTACAGGCTTTGCGTTCTGGTTTATCTGGTGAAACAGAACCTATGAAAAAGTTTGGTTCTGTTCTTTCTGAAACTCGCTTAAAAACTGAGGCTTTATCTCTTGGGCTTATTAAAAATACTAAAGAAGCGCTAGACCCTGCGGCTAAAGCGCAAGCGGCTTACGCATTGATTATGAAAGATACTGCTAGACAACAAGGCGATTATGACCGCACCGCAGGAGGAACCGCTAACACTATGCGCCGCGTTGCCGCAGAAATGGATAACGCTAAGGTTGCAATTGGTCAAGGCTTGCTTCCTGTATTTAACGCACTTCTAAAAGTTATGGAATTTGGAATTGTCCCTGTTCTTAAAGCAGTAGGAAAATTTCTCAAAGAAAACTCCACAGCAGTTGCAACATTTGGCGCGGTCTTAGCGGCTGGCGCTGTTATCTGGGGTGTTTACACATTGGCTATTAACGCGGCAACAATCGCTACTAAAGTTTGGACAGCAGTAACAAAAGCAAACCCTATTGGCCTTATTATTACAGCCGTTGCTCTACTTGCGGCTGGCATTGCAACTCTATGGAAACGCAGTGAAACATTTCGCAATGTAATTATTTCTGTAGCCAAAGTTGCTATCAAGGCTTTTGCTTCTATTGTGCCTATGGTTGGGCAAGTATTTGAAGCAATACTTAAAATAGTAACAGGACCTATGAGATTATTTTTAGGCGCTTTATCCAAATTACCTGGAGTGGGTAAATACGCTAAAGGCGCTTTAGACATGATAAATGGCGGCTTAAATGGCATTTCTGATTTTGCTGATAGCGCGGCTAAGAAAGCAACTGGCCTTATCGCAACCTTGGATAAAGTTGGTAAGCAAGCAGGCACAACCGCAGATAAAGTAAACAATGCAACCCAAGGTGTTAAAGACAAAGGCGCTGGCAAAGGCAAAGGCGGCGGCGTATCTACTAAAGATTTAGAGGCTATCAAAAAGGCTCAAACTGCTTTTGATGAGGACATGTTAAAAGCAAGAGAAAGATACGCAGAACAAATTGCTGATGCTGAAAAAGATTACGCTAAAGCACAAATAGAAATACGCAAAGACAATGCCAAAGAACTTATTGACATTGCAAAAGATTATTCTGCAAAAGTTAAAGACATTGAGGCTAACCTTCAAGAGAAATTAACAAGCCTACGCGCTGACGCAGATAAGAAACGCGCTGACCTGACTAAGCAAGCGGCTGACAAACAAATGTCTATTATTCAGCAATCTATTGACCGTTTGCGTGGGGCATTTGCTACGGGTGCGGCGTTTAGTATTTCTGATTTATTCAAAGGCAAGACATCTGGCGGCTTTTTAGAGTCAATGAAGAAGCAATTAGCAGATGCTAAAGCGCTACAAGAAGGTGCGGCTTTTCTATCAGGGCAAGGTTATGCACAAACATTTATTGAAGAAGTAGTAAAGGCTGGCCCTACTGCTGGCTTAGACATGATAAATGAACTTAAAAAGGCAACGCCAGAACAACAAAAAGTTATTCAAGAAACTTTTATGGATTTGGAAAGTATTCAAGACACAGGTTTAGACTCACTTGCTAAGTCTATGAATAACGGCGCTAACCTGGCTACATCTCAATTGCGTGAGGCTTATGACCAAGTAGCAATTGACCTAAAAAATTCTTTGGCTGAAGTAGATGCTGAACTTAAAACAAGCATGGCTGAGGCTAACGCTGATTATTTGAAGGCTATGACTGAGGCGGCAACTGTTCGTGATGAACGCATTGCTGAGTCTATGGCTAAAATGGAAGAAGCGCTTGCGGCGGCTAAGGCTAAATATGATGAAGCGCTTGCTGATGCTTCTGCTACCTTACAAAAATCTCTTAATGAGGCTATGAAGGCTTTTGAAAAATCTATTGAGGCTACTAGCGTTTCAACAACTCAAAAAATTAAGTTACTTAAAACTCAACTTGCTGAAGTAGCGGCTTTGATGGCTTCATTACAAACTGCTCAGGCAAATGCGGCGGCTTTAGCATCTAAATCTGCTACTGACAAATACGCTGACATTGGTTTCAAAAATGCCGCCGCTAACGCAACCAAATCTGCGCCTACAACCAATAACAACATTGCAATTACAGGTGTCAATATGGCTGACCCAAAAAAGATTGCATCAGATGTGGTAAACGGAATTAAATACGGTAGCGCAGTAACAGTAAATACACCTAGTAGAACATCTTCACAAATTGCCGCTTTAAGGGACCGATAAATGCCAGCCGTAATTCAAAATTATTCATTTTCTTTTAACGGACAAGTTTTTGGTGGCACTGGTTCGCCTTATCAAATTCAATCTGTAGATGGTTTAGAAAGCCTGCCTAGTATCCGTAATCAAGATGACAACCGTGGTTACGCAGATGGCATGTTCTCAGGCCGTGATTTTTATGGTGGCAGAACTATTAGCATAATCTTTCTTACTTTGGCTTCTTCTGGCGCTTCAGCCCAAGCCAATTACAACACCATTCAACAGGTCCTACAAGCCCAACAGAGCGGCACAACGCCTCTTTATTTCATATTGTCTAACGCGGCAGGTGAACAGGTCATAAACGCCCGTGTGCGCGGTCTTAGGACTACCGTGGACCCTGACTACACCTACGGATACATTGTTTCCCAAGTTGAATTTTTTTGCCCTGACCCGCTTTATTACAACAGTAATATTCAAACAGCCACATTGCTTTACACACCACCTACAGGCCGCATCTATGACCGCACTTACAATGTAACTTATGGTGGCGGTTCCGTAATTATTTCCACAACAATTAGCAATACAGGTTGGGCAACTACTTATCCAACTATTGCAATTAGTGGACCTATTACTAACCCAACCGTAGGCAATACAACTGAGAACAAGGCGCTTAATTTTGTAGGCACATACAGTTCTTCAGATATTTTGCTTGTGGACCTGTATAACAGAGTAATCACACTCAATGGAAGCCCTGCGCGTAATACACTAATCTCTGGTGAATGGTTTTCTGCACAACCAGGTAATAATGAATTTTACCTGACTGGAACAGGAACATTGGCTGGCACTACCCAAGCGGTTGTCACATGGCAATCAGCGTTTGTTTAGGAGAATAAATGACACTTGTTACACCTCCAAGTTGGTTACAAGCGGGAAGTTATCCTGCTGAAAGTGACCGTCTTACTACACAGGCTCTTTATGCCACAACAGGCATCATTGGTTCTTCTTCTCTTGCTGTAACCCAAAACTCTCCTGCTGGTATGTCCGTCAGAGTTGCGGCAGGGTGGGCCGCAATTATTGGAACAACCCAAGCAAACATGGGCGCTTATGTTGCATACAATGACGCACAAGCAACTCTTACCGTTACAACAGCAGACCCAACAAACCCACGCATTGACCGCGTAGTTGTCACAGTTCGTGATGCTTATTACACAGGCGCTTTTAATGATGTGATTTTTCAAGTTCTTGCTGGAACTCCTGCTGGTTCACCAACTGCGCCAGCCGTTCCTGCAAACTCAATTAGCCTTGCAACAATCGCAGTAGGAGCGGCAGTTACATCAATTCTTACTGCAAACATTACGGATACCCGTGTAGAAGTAACCACCAATTTACCTGTTGGTGACATTACTGCCGTAACAGCAGGAACAGGTTTAAGTGGTGGTGGAACAAGCGGTGCAGTTACACTTAACTTAGCCAATACAGCAGTATCAGCAGGAAGTTATACTACTGCCAACATAACTGTTGATGCACAAGGTAGAATTACTGCGGCTTCAACAGGAGTAGCCGCAACAGACGCAACACCAACCGTATTCATGCTGATGGGAGCATAACAAATGCCAACAAATTACAAAGTGCTAGGGCAATCAAACCCAAGCGCCACAACTCTTACAACTCTTTACACAGTTCCTTCTGCAACTGAGGCTGTTATTTCTAGCATTGTTGTAGCCAACCTTGCGGCAACAACAGCAACATTTAGAATTGCTGTTCGCCCTGACGGTGCTTCAATTGCTAACTCTCAATATGTCGGTTATGACATCACTGTTGGTGCATCTGACTCAACAGTTCTTACACTAGGTATCACAATGAACGCGGCAGATGTTCTTTCTGTTTACGCTTCAACTGCTACCGTTACTTTCTCAGCGTTTGGTAGCGAGATTTCCTAAACAATGTCTATTAAATCCATCAAAAACGGAACCCGTAGCATTTCTATGCTAGTGGGTAATTCTGCATATATTCCTGTAGTTGCCGCAACTGGTGGAAATGAAATACAAACAATTGGTAGCACTAAATATCATGTGTTCACTTCATCAGGAACTTTTACTGTAACTAATGCTGGACCAGGAACAATTAGTGTTATGTCTGCTGGTAGCGGTGGCGGTGGCGGTTCTGGTTATGGTGGTGGCGGCGGTGCTGGAGAATTAGATTTATTTGGAACAGTTGCTATTACTGCTACTGGTTATTCTGTAACCATTGGTGCTGGTGGTGCTGGTGGTGCAAGTTATGGTTTAAGAGGAACATCAGGCAATACTTCAAGTTTTGCATCAAGCGTTACTTCTCTTGGTGGTGGTGGTGGTGGTGCTGATACTACAAAAAATGGAATTGCTGGAGGTTCAGGTGGAGGCGGTTCACAAACGCCTAGTGCTGGCGGTAGCGCAAGTGGTAGCAATACAAATGCTGGTGGAAGTGGATTAGGAGCGCCAGGTTACACAAGCGGTGGTGGTGGTGGCGCAACAGCCGCAGGAGCAAATGCTCCTTCTACTAGCACTTCAGGAGCAGGTGGTCAGGGTTACACTTTAACTGCAATTGACGCTAATTTAACAAGTGCAAATTTTACTTCTTTATCAGGAATGACTGTTATCAATTCAGGCGGTGGTGCAGGCGCGCAATCTGGTTACACAGCATCTTCAGGTGGAACAGGTGCAGGTAACGGTTCTTCAACATCAGGGGGAACTAATGCAACTTCTTATGGTTCAGGTGGCGGTGGCAGTGCAGGAGCATCAGGTTTAACTGGTGGTAACGGTCAATCAGGCGTTGTAATTATTAAGTATGCGGTTTAGGGGACAACTATGAGTATCTCTAGCGTAAAAACAGGTTTGATTGTTGATGAATTTTTAGCGGGTAACGCTTTCTATAATCCTGTTCCTCCAACAGTTACACTTTTGCAAATTGCAGGTGGTGGTGGCGGTGCTGGCGGTTCTTCATCTGGTGGATTAGGCGGCGGTGGCGGTGGCGCTGGCGGATACATTTCTACTACAGCCTCAATAACTTCTGGAACTACTTACACAATTACAGTTGGTGCTGGAGGCGCAGGAACAGCAAGAGATACTGGCGTAGGAGCAAACGGAAATAACAGTTCTGCTTTAGGTGCTACAACTTCTGTTGGTGGCGGCGGCGGCGGTTACGCTGGAGTTGGTCAAAACGGCGGTTCTGGTGGTGGTGGCGCGGCTGGCAACAACACAGTAAGGGCTGGCGGAACTGCTACATCAGGTCAAGGTTTTGCAGGAGGTAGCGGTGGTAGGGCTACTGGTGGTAACGGCGGTGCAGGTGGTGGAGGTGGTTCTAGCGCTGTAGGAGCAAGCACTTCACGGGCTTGTAACACTTATGGATATAACGGTGGCGCTGGAAGTGCATCATCAATTACTGGAACTTCTGTTACCCGCGCAGGTGGCGGTGGCGGCGGTTCTATGTGCGGTGATTTGGGCGGATTGGGCGGTTCAGGCGGGGGTGGAGTAGGCGGTAGGGGAGTTGCAAACTTAACTGCTGGAACGGCTGGAACAGTAAACACAGGCTCAGGCGGCGGTGGTGGTGGCGGTAGAGGTTGCAACGGTTCTTCTGCTGGCGGTAATGGCGGTTCAGGAATAATAGTTATTAGTTATTCTGATATTTATTCAAGCGCGTCTAGCGTTACTGGCGGAACTCTAACTACTTCAGGCGGCAACAAGATTTATACTTTTTTAACATCAGGCTCAATAGTTTGGTAAAAGCGGGGTTCTTTACTTATCATCTTTAAGAAGGTAAGTTTTGATAATGAACCTAGGAGGCGCTATGAAAAAGATTGTATTTACCGATATTCACAACCCTGATGGAGTATTAAATAAACCTAAACCTGCATCAGAATACATACCTGAATGGTATAAAAAAGCAAAACCGTATGTTTCCCCTGACGGAAAAAAAGCACCAACATTAGACGGAACACCCACAGCAACTATAAAAAGGTGTATGCCTGTTTTTGACATGATGACTGCTGGATATATTATGGAAACACCGTATGACATTTATGTAAGGCAAACTGAAACAGGGCCTTATTTTCAATGGGTAGAACAACCTGCTGTAGCGTTTCAGGCTATGGCTCAATTTCAAAATCACCCTTATTCAAGGGACATAAATTACGCAGTGCGTATTGAAATTCCTTGGAGCATTAAAACTCCTAAAGGTTGGTCAATTATGGTGATGGAACCTCAACACCATGAACAAGGCCCTATAGAATGTGCCAGTGGAATAGTAGATACAGACACTTTTTCATTACCTTTTAACATGTTTCTTAAATTACGGGACCCTAAATTTGAAGGCATGATACCCGCAGGCACACCATTTTTACAGATTATCCCGTTTAAGAGGGAGGCATGGCAATCAAGATTGGGCGGCAAGAAAGAAAGAGAGAAATATCAAGCCGACTGGCGAAAGTTTCTTACTGTATTCTTTGACCGTTACAAAAAATTTTGGTGGGTTAAAAAAGAATACAAGTAGTAACTAGCACTTTATTTTAAGGAGAATAAACAATGGCACATTTCGCACAATTAGATAACAGCAATACTGTTTTACAGGTAATTGTTGTTGCTAATGAAGAACTACTTCTTGATGGAGTAGAGTCAGAAGTTAAAGGCGTTATTTTCTGCAAGTCTTTATTTGGTGAAGATACTAAGTGGGTTCAAACTTCTTACAACGGCAACAAGCGTAAAAATTACGCAGGCATTGGTTTTACTTATGACCCAATTGCTGACCATTTTTATGCGCCACAACCATTCCCATCATGGGTATTGAATGATGATGCTCTTTGGGAAGCGCCAGTTGCTTGCCCAACAGACGGCAAAAAATACATTTGGAATGAAGATAATCAGGAGTGGGACCTAGTAACAACTGAAGGTGCGTAATGGCTTGCGTTAGTATTAAAAATAAAGTTATTAGTCGCAGTATGTTGGTAGGCAACGCGTTTTACAATCCTGTTCCACCAACTGTTGAATACCTTGTTATTGCAGGTGGCGGCGCAGGTGGCGGTGGTGGCGGTGGTGGTGGTGCTGGAGGTTACAGAACTGCTACAGGATTAGCGGTTACTGCTGGCTCAGCAATCACGGTTACTGTAGGTGCTGGTGGAACTGGTAGAGCAGACAATTCAGGAAATGTTGGAAGCAACTCAGTATTTTCTAGCATTACTTCAACAGGCGGTGGCGGTGGAGGCAGAAACGCAGGAGCGCCACCGACAAGTGGTGGTTCAGGCGGCGGTGGAAATACCGCTATAACTTTTGGAACTGGAACCGCAGGTCAAGGAAATAACGGTGGAGTTGCAAGCGGCGCTGGTTTTGCTGGTGCAGGTGGCGGTGGTGGCGCTAGTGCTGTAGGTGGAACTGGTGGTAGTAGCGTTGGCGGCGTTGGTGGTGCTGGCTCAGCATCATCTATTACAGGTTCATCAGTTACTCGCGGTGGCGGTGGCGGCGGTGGAATTGAATCAGGCGGAACGGGTGGCGCTGGTGGTGCTGGTGGTGGTGGCGCAGGTTCTAGCACCTCTACTCCTGTTGCTGGAACTGCAAACACAGGTGGCGGTGGCGGTGGCGCTCAAAGCAATAACACTGGAGCAGGTGCTAACGGCGGTTCAGGGTTTGTAGCAATTCGCTATGCAGACACATACAATTTAGCGGCATCTACAACAGGTTCTCCATCAATTACTACTTCTGGTGGCTACAGAATTTATCAATGGACAGGTTCAGGTTCCATCACTTTCTAATTTAAGGAGAGAATGGTGGCAACTACCTACCGTTATTTATTTGTAGATTTACTAAGCAATACAATTATTGGTGAACTCCCATTAACAGGAGTTGCTTTTACACAGCAATTAAACCAAGCAGGAACTTTTACTGGTCACCTGCTTTTGTCTGGCATTGACACAGATAAATTCAATGTAGATAACTCAACCATTCCTGGCAAATGCGGCCTTTATGTGGACCGTGATGGCATCTTGGTATGGGGCGGGGTTATTTGGGGCCGCACATATAACAGTTCTGAACAAACTCTTTCCATTACAGCCCGTGAATGGATTTCATATTTTGAGCGTAGAAGAATTACGCAGACAGTTGATTTTGCTGGCATAGACCAATTAGTTGTGGCTAAGACTTTAATTGAAGATGCTCAGGCTGTTCCTTACGGTGACATTGGCATTGGCTATAACTCAGAAGGTGAAACAACTTCAGGCATTTTAATTGACCGCGTTTACTATTACTATGAATTAAAAAATGTATTTCAGGCTATTCAAGACCTATCCCGTCAATCAGATGGCTTTGATTTTCATATTGATATTGCCTATGACGCTATTACAGATTTGCCTATTAAATCTTTTAACACTTACTACCCGCGCAGTGGCCTTGTTTATAGCGTTGGTGACATCAATGTGCCTGTATTTACTTTACCTGCTGGCAACATTGTTGAATATGAATACCCTGAAGATGGTTCAATTACTGCTAACTCAATTTATGCAATTGGCGCTGGTTCAAATGAAGGCAAACTTATTTCTAACGCTCAACACCCAACTATTTTTACAGACGGTTGGGCGCTTTTAGAGGACCAAGTTAATTACTCAGATGTTACTGACCAAACCGTTTTAGATAATCTGGCTATGGGCGCAATCAACGCTTTTGTTACACCGCCAATTACTATGAAAGTTGTAGTGCCTGCTTATGTGGACCCTGTTTACGGGACCTATGAAGTAGGAGATGATGCCCGCATTATTATTACTGATGACCGTTTTCCTAACGGCTTAGATGCCATTTACCGTATTGTGGGTTCAAGTGTAGAACCTGGTGAAGATGGGCCTGAACGCGTTACGCTATCTTTAACTACTGGAACAGAAAGCGAAATTGTGTAATGGCATACATCAATCAACCTGCTGATTTGCGTTCTTTGTTTACTGATTTAAGCAACCGTATTACTAAATTAGAAAACGCTACCCGTTTTACCGCTCCCAATGTAAACATTACTACCAATGAACCTGACAACCCTAGAGTTGGGGATATATATTACGATTTAGAAGATGAAGTATTGGTGTATTGGAATGGGACTGATTGGTATAAATTAACGCAATCAATTTATTGATTTTGCTAACATTACTTTTATGAACCTAACGCTTGATACTGCCCTTGCGCTTGCTCAACTTATTTCGCTTGTAATTCTTTTACCTGCTGGAGCGTTCAAAGCGTGGCGCAAAATAGACATGCGTTTAACCTCCCAAGACACAAAATTAGCAAGAATTGAATACGCTTTATTTAATGAAGGCAGAGGTATGGAACAACAATTAAAAGAAGTTCACCGTAATCAACAAGCAGTAATTACGGACTTGGCGGTTTTGAAAGCCAAAAGTGCTTAGGGTTTTAGTGGGAGGCATATTATTAACATCATTACTCACTGGTTGCAGTTATCAAGGGTGGGTGCGTTACCCATGTCAAGAATATGAAAACTGGGAAAAAGCACAATGTAACCCGCCGCAATGTGAGGCACTTGGTCAATGCACAAAAGACTTACTTCCAGAAGTGGAGATTAACAATGGCTAGAAAGAGATTTACTCCTGAAGAATTACACGCCCGTTTAATTGTAACTATTGGCATTGTGTTAGCGGTTGTGTTTGCTGTATCAGTAAGCAGTATGTTGTATGCGCTGTTATTTATTACACAGCCAATGGCCCAAGCGCCTAATGATGCGGCTTTTATTGACCTTGTTTCCACGCTAACCGTATTTTTAACTGGAACTCTCGCGGGCATAGTCAGCGCCAATGGGTTAAAATCTAAGCCAAAGCCAAAGGAAGGTGAAATTGATGACTCAAGCAAATGAGTTTATTGCTGTTGCACTTGCAGAAGTAGGGACCATTGAAGGCCCTAAAGATAATGAAACAAAATATGGGAAATTTACTAAGGCTAATTTCTTACCTTGGTGTGGAAGTTTTGTTATGTGGTGCGCTAATGAGATAGGACTTAAAATTCCTAATTGCGTTTCAACTGTTGCTGGCGCTACTGCGTTTCAAAAGAATGGCAGATGGCAAGACGCTGAAACCGCTACTCCTGAGCCTGGAGATATTGTATTTTTTGATTTTCCTGGTGACGGCGTAACTGGCATTAGCCATGTAGGTATTGTAATTAAAGACAAAGGTGACGGAACTGTTGTTTGCGTTGAAGGTAATACTTCTTCTGATAAAAAAGGTAGCCAACGCAACGGCGGGGAAGTCTGTAAAAAGGTTCGCGCCTATAAAAAGAAGAACGGTAGCAAGGTTCTTCCTTCAAAACCCGTATCCGTAGTAGGCTTTGGCAAGCCAAAATTTAAGGAGTAAAAATGAACGCAAAAATTAAATTAGCCCTAGAGTCATACGCCCGCTCATTTGTTGTAGCGGCTATTGCTGTTTACAGCGCTGGAGAAACAGACATTAAGGCAATTGCTATTGCTGGACTAGCCGCTATTGCGGGTCCTGCAATCCGCGCAATCAATCCATCTGACCCTGCATTTGGTCTAATTGCTGACAAAGTAGATGTAGAAATTAAAGCGCTTGCTAAGAAATCTGCAAAGAAAGCAGTTAAGAAGAAGGCATAAAGTTTCCCGCCTCCATGGGAAAGCACACCTGAGCATGTGTCTAAACTGCTCCTTTTTCATTTTATGATGTAACCTTATGGTTGAGGCTAGGAGGCAATCATGGGTTTAGCAGACCGTATGCAAGAAATAATAAAATCACAAAAGCCTGTAGGTATATGTTCTTATCAGGCTCTTTATGACTCACTTCCAATAACGGAACAAAAAGCATTAGATAGCGCAATTAAATTAAATTATTCTCAAAATGTAATTGTAAGAGCGTTAAGGGCTGAAGGCTATAAATGTAGTGCCGATAGTATGCGAGCGCATTTTAAGGGTCAATGTAAATGTCCAAAAGAGTAAATGACATTCTTGCTGATAGGCAAGAAATTCATGGAGATGCTCACACCAATTTTGTAATGATTGGGCGCATCTGGGGAGCGCTTTTGCAAATAGAAAACATTCCTCCACATGTAGTAGCACTTATGTATGACGCTGGAAAATCAGTGCGTTGTATAGCAAACCCACAACATGAGGATAATTGGCTAGATAAGGCGGGTTATACCCATCACGGCATGGAGATAGCCAATGAGTCTTAAAGACCAATTTGAAGAAATGCCAGATGGCATTGAGTCAGAAGATGTAAAAGAATTACGCAATGCGTTAATGCGCGTTCAAAAACAATTAAAACAATCTAAAGAACGCAATGAAGATTTAGTATTTGCTACAAAACAAGCGGCTTATGATGCCATGCTGACATTTGGCAAAGTTATGCCAGTGCCAGAAGTCAAAATTGATAAACGCAAAACCAAAGGTGAAATAGCCCTATGGCACATGACAGATTGGCAAGGTGCTAAACGCACCGTTTCATACAACTCAGAGATTATGCGTGACCGCGTTTTACAATTTGCTACAAAGGCTGTTGCAATTACAGAAATTCAAAGAGCAGACCACCCTGTTAAAGATGTAACTATTGCTTTTGGTGGTGACATGGTTGAAGGTTTGTTTAATTTTCCTACTCAAGCGTTTGAAGTTGATAGCACTTTGTTTGAACAATATGTAAATGTGTCGCGTTTGATTGTTGATGTAGTCCGTTTTGCGCTGGCTAATTATGAAAAGGTTACGGTAGTTCCTGAATGGGGAAATCACGGGCGCATTGGTTCCAAGCGTGACAATGTTCCGCGCTCAGATAATTTTGACCGCATGTGCTATGAACTAGCAAAGCAACTATTAGCAGGAGAAAAACGCCTTACCTGGCAAGATTGCCCTGAAGATATTCAACGCATTGAGATTGGCAATTACCGCGCATTGCTTATTCACGGTGATGAAGTAGGCCGCAATGGTTTTGCTTCTCCTGGTGCAATTGTTAATCATGTGTCCCGTTGGCTTTCAGGTTCTTATGACTGGAATTTTAGAGATTGTTACATTGGGCATTACCACACGCACAATGAATGGGCGCTACCTAACGGGCTTGGTTCTGTTTACCAGACAGGTTCTACTGAGTCGGACAATCGCTACGCAGGTGTAATGCTTGCCGCTAGTGCTACGCCATCACAGCGTTTGCATTTTATTGACCCTGAAAAAGGCCGCGTTACTGCCGCTTACAAAGTTTGGCTTGATTAGTCCACATATTGAATTTCAATTACCACTGGCGGCGCACAAAAAGCGTTCCATTGGCAAGCAATTTCAACTGCTCTCTTAACAATTTTTCTTGCTTCTTTAGGATTGTCTTTGCATTTATCAATTCCCAACGCAACCATTACGCCCAATGAAATATCTCCACCGCTACCAAAAACATAAGTTCCGCGTATATCTCTATCCCAACCGTAATCAATATTTATTGGGTAAATAACTCCTTGCACTGCAACCAAAAATGCTGAGTCGGTCCAAGCCGCTTCACCTTCCCATTTAGAGTCAAAACCAGAGTCAATAAAATGGTCACGCAATTCAGGAATAAAACCCTGGGTCATAAACTCATCTAACTTTTGAATAGAAGTAAACTCAGGTGGCGCGGGTGGAACCCAACCTTGTTGAATGAGATTGCCGCCACGGGTAGCGCCAGTAATTGCAAAAATGTAATCACCTTCATTGTCCCAAGACACTTTTGGATTAGAAAGAATGATGTGGCTTCCATTGTCATCTGTAGCCCGTGAGTCAGCGCCAATAATGGCAAACCCGTTGCCCTGGAACGCGGCAAGTGTGGTCATTGGGCCTCCCTAAATAGGTGTAAATCTTCTCACGCCACGCCGTTTTTTGCAGGTGCTTGTATTTGTCAGTAGGGGTCTATACATTACGCCTTAACCAGAGCCACAGGCTCACTACAAATGGAGGAATAGATTATGGCAAATTACAAAGGACCATTGGATTACATTGATGTGGCAACCCGCATTGTTGAATTCCGTGAAAAGTTTCCGCAGGGTTCATTACAACCATGGAAAGACCCTTATGTTGAAAAGGTAGAAATGCCTGATGGCAAAATTAAATCTTTTATGGTTTACAGCGCGGCGGCTTATCGCTCACCAGATGACAAACTGCCTGGTGTTGGTTATGCCTGGGAACCAATTCCAGGACCAACCAATTTTACCCGTGACTCAGAATTACAAAATGCAGAAACAGCCGCATGGGGTCGCGCAATGGTGGCGGCGCTTGCAGTAGATACAAAGAAAGGCATTGCATCTTCTGAAGAAGTTCGCAACCGTCAGACTTCTGCTCCTGCGCCAGTAGAAAAAAAGATTACGGTAGCCCGCGTTTATACTAATGAAGAAATAAATATGGCTGTTGCAACAATTACTGCTGTATCAGTGTGTGATGATGTTGAACAACTACGCACCATCTGGCAAACAAATGTTGATTTGTTAGATGCGGCTACACCTGAAGGAACATTGAAAGATGCAATTAACACACGCAAATCCATACTAGATGCAAAGGAAAATGCTTAATGAGTAAAAAAGAAAACAAGTTTCAACCGTCAGCAGGATTTGTTGTTGCGGTTCACATGAATTCATTAGGTATTAGAGCCGTTGCTAAAGAACTAGATATTTTTCCTGAAGTTCTTGGTGAGGCTATGGACCGCGCAGGTTTTCAGTTTGCGGCAGACCCATTTAATTTAACCAGTGATGCAACTGGACTTATCAAACTACAAGCCCGCCATGAAACAGAAGGCCTACAAGTTGTAAGGGAGGAATCTGATGACTCAGATAGTGACACCAGCACAAATTGAGGCCCGTCTTTATGCGCTATCAAAAGAAATTGATGAGGCGCATGAAGAAATGGCTAAGGCTGAGGCTGATTACAACCAGGCTAAATCTCAGTATGAAATTTCTATGGCTAAAAGCCGTATGACTTATGCTTCTAAATCTTCACCAACTGGCAAGAATTACACAGTCCAAGAGCGTGATGATTTAGCCCTAATTGATAATGAACAATTACACATGCACATTGGTATTACAGAGGCCATTGTTAAAGCCGCTCGCGCCAATGCTTCCCGCATTAAGACCCAAGTAGAAATTGCTCGCTCTATTGGCACATCAGTGCGAACAAGTATGGATTTAACATGATGACTATTCTTGCTTTAGTAATTGGCATCATTGTTGGCTATCTTTGTTTTCACATTGGATTTAAGTTTGGTGTAATAGCGGCTATGGCTCGCATGGAAGCAATCCGCGTTCAAATGGAAAGCATCTTTAGGGACCTAGAGGACCTAAGTGGTCAATGGACAGAAGATGATTTATGAGCCACACAATAGAAGAACGCATAGAAACTTTTGCTGAAACCTTAAACAAGCGTTTTGGGTTTAAGAAAAAAGAAGCCAAAGCAATTGCCAAAGAAGCAATGGAACGGCTTGATAGATATGTAAATACACAAGAAATAATGATTAAAAGAGTTATGGAGAACCGCAAAAAATGATTGACTTACATAGCGTAGTAACCAAATCGCTTACGGCTTATGACGGTTCCCGTGACAGGTCACAGCAGGTAGAAATTGGGCCTAGCAGTATTGGCGGTTGTTCTCGCCGTGTATGGCATGACTTAAAACGCACACCAAAGGTTAATGAAACTGAGAAGTTAGCGGCAATCCTTGGAACTTTTATTCATGCTGGCATGGAAGAAGCAATTAAGCGTGAGGACCCATTTGGTGACAATTACCTGATTGAAATTGAAGTGTCGCATGGAGATTTGAAAGGCCATTGTGACCTTTTTGTAAAAGATGAAGGCCTAGTTGTGGATTGGAAAAGCATTAAAAAATCTGGCCTGCGTTACTTTGGGTCAGAACAACAGCGTTATCAAATACATGTTTATGGCTGGCTTTTAGAAAAAAACGGCTATGAAGTAAAAGAGGTTTCTCTTGTTGGAATTCCCCGTGATGGCAAGATGGAAGAAATTAAAATTTTTCGTGAACCTTATGACCGCGCACTTGCTGAAGAAGGTTTGGCGTGGCTAGAAAACATAAAGCAACTTGTTGAAAACAATTCTCCTGCTCCAGCGCCAGAGAAGTTTGCAAAATTTTGTGCAGACTATTGCCCATACTTTGACAGGACAGGAGAAGTAGGTTGCCCAAGTATGACGAAATAGATTGGGACCAGGCTGAATGTAGAGCGCTTGCAATTCCTACTGATTTATTTTATTCAGTAGAGGAAGAACGCTCTATCATGCAGTATGACTACATAAATTCATTACGGTCTATTTGCACTGCATGTCCGTTATGGAAAGACTGCCTGACATACGCTTTTGAACATGAGGATTACGGTGTATGGGGTGGACTTACAGGAGTTGAACGCGTATCTATGCAAAATTATTACAAGTATCCCAACCAGCGTTTACGCGCTCTAAAAAGCATGAAGGAATTTGGAATTACTTATGTAGAGATAAAGGAGTGCATTGATGGAGCCAATCAGACAGGTTTATAGCGATAACCGCCGTGAACACATCATGGCTAATCATCTTTGTCAGATTTTGCCGTGGAAGTTATATGCCACGCCAAAGTTTTATTTTACTGATTTTCATATTCAACGCGTGTATGACAACGGGCGTGAGAATTACATAGGTGATTTAGAAATTAAATGGCTGAATAGTTCTAGTCAGTATCCCGCCATTTTTCCATACAATAAATTACAGCAAATGCTTATTTCGCCACCATATACAGATAACCCTGAGTCCTATAACAGGATTTGTTTTAGGTTCTCAGATGGTCTTATGATGGTTCCAGCAAAAGCGCTTGCACACTTAGAACCAGTTTTGCATACGCGCAAAGATACAAATGAAACAGATTTTGTAATTTTTGTAAATGTTGCTGACTTTCAAAATTATTTTAGGAACATTGTTGTAAACCAGGAGGCATAAATGAGCATCATAAGAAGCCCAAGATTAGAAAGTAATTTTTCCGTTATCTCAAATTCCGTCATTAGAGATAACCGCCTAAGTTATCGGGCGCGTGGAGTTCTTCTAGAGATACTTTCACGCCCTGATAATTGGCGCGTTTCAGGTGACTCATTGGCCCGTTCTGGCAAAGAAGGCCGTGATGCAATTTTGACTGCGTTAAAAGAATTACGGGATTGCGGCTACATACGCACTGTTGTTGAGCGCCTACCAAACGGAACTTTTGAAACCAAGAACTTTGTTTTTGATACACCACAAGATGTAGTGCCGAACCCTGGAAATCCCACTACGGTTAGTGTTGCAGAACCGAACCCTGGAAAACCGAACCCTGGAAAACCGAAGTCGGATAATCAGGGTTCTTTAGAAGAACTATCTAAGAAGAACTTAGATATAAACCAGTTTGATGAATTTTGGAAAATTTATCCTTTGAAGGTTGCAAAGCAAGCGGCAATGAAAGCCTATGAAAAAGCATTGGCACACGCTTCACCAGAGATAATCATTAAAGGCGCTCAGGCCTATGCCACAGACGCGAACAGGGTTCCTGCCTATACAGCCCACCCTGCTACTTGGTTAAACGCTCACAGGTGGCTTGATGACGCTTTACCTGCAAGAGAAAAAACTGTTGAAGAAAAGAAGTTAGAAGAATTACGGTTGTCCCGTGAAAAAGCAGAACGCGAGCGCTTAGAAACAGAACGCTGGAAACAAGAATTAGAGCAAGCCCGCCGTAATGCCGCGCCTATGCCAGAAACATTACGGTCTTTATTAAAGAACATGTGAGCCACGCATCAATTATGAATAACAGTTACACTAATCCGTAATCATTATCCGTAAGGAGTAAGAATGGCTACTGTAACTTCAATACCAGCATCTAATGTTATTTGCGGTGACAATGTTGTAATTAACAACAACACTTACACTGTTAAATACATTGATGGTCCAGACAAAATTGGAACCTATGACTTAAATGTTATTGACCAATTTGGAAATCCTCATATTGAAATAGTGACAGGTTTAGTTACAATTTCTTTGTGATAAATTTTAATGTAGATGGGCAACCTGTTCCGCAAGGTTCAATGAAAGTAATCAACGGACATGTTATTCATTCACAAGGTTCAGCGCTCGCCGCATGGCGTTCTGCAATAGCGCTATCCGCAAAATTGGCTGGAGCCAAACCACATCTTGAACCAGTAGAAATTGAGATGGATTTTACGGTGGCCCGCCCAAAGACCGTGACCCGTCAGGAGCCAACGGTTCCTCCTGATTTGGACAAATTGGTGCGTGGGGTTCTAGATGCCCTGACCGCCATTGCCTACCGTGATGACGCTCAGGTGACCCGTATAACGGCTTCTAAGGCCTATGGGGACACGCCTGGCGTGAGCGTGAGCGTAGGAGCCAGATTGCCTGAAAACCTGGCCTGAACCGTGTGACCAAGGACACATAAACATTTAACACAAAAGGTTCTTGTATTTGTGCCACATATCCGTAATACTTCTGCCATAGGAACAAGGAGTTCCAAGGAAGAAGGCGCAAGATGAACACAGCAATTAACGGAACAGTTGGAACACATTTTAACCACACTACAAAAGCAGAATACCGTTGCTTTGAAACAGATAATTTGTTTGGTGAGAAATACCAAGCAAAACAAAACAATACATTTGGACACACATTTTTATCTTGTGTGTTTTGTGGTCGCGACACATCAAAGCAAGGCAAATCAAGCGGCGTAATGGTTGGCGCAGGTGGCGCACTTATTGTTCACCCTGAAGATTATGAAATTGCAACTGATGGCGGTGCAATGGGCTGGTTCCCAGTTGGTTCAGAATGTATCAAGTCAGTGCCAGCAGAATTCCGCATAGCCAATATTTATGATGACAAAGTGAATGGGGTGTGATTAAAAATGATTACTTACAAAGATAAAAACGGACAAACAAAATATTGGAAAACACAAGGCGGCGCTTGGAATTTTGCTAATAAATTGAATGAAGATTTAACAGATGGTATGTGGACATTTGAAAACGAATATCAAAAAGGTTTTTACCTTGAATTCAAGAAAGACGGTAACTAATTATGGAGATGTGTGACCAATGCGGCAACAACGCTTACCTTTCTGTCACCTGGGGCAAATACCAGGACTCAGAAGGTAAGGCTAAATTTTGGCGGGCGTTGCTTTGCGCCGATTGCAAGAAAGAGGTCCTGGCCCATGCGTGAGCGCACCTACATCTTCTATCCAGCGCCAGGAGGCGGCAAATGGCATACCGTGGACAGGATTACAGGCCAGGCCACCTGCCACAACGCCCTAATGGACACTCAGGCTGACCCAATCCATGTCAGCCCGTTCCAGACCGATTTCCACCCGCTTCTATGCCGCCGTTGCCTGGGCAAAAAGTGACCCAACACACACCCTTAAATAGCACAAATGGTGCTTGTAATTGTTCCAAAAATCCGTAATACTTATCCCAACCAAAGGGCGCAGGCCCACTAGACCAGGAGGCAACAAATGAACACAGCAACAGTAACAACAAAAGCAAACGCAACTGTAATTAGTAAACTTCTTAAAGCACAAGGTTTTCGCCGTAGCACATCAGCAACTACAAAAATTCGCGGATACCACATTGTTTCAGAAGGTTTTGAAGTAACACAATCTTTTAACACAGTAGTAGTTGAATATCATTACTCACGCACAAGTCAAGAATTTAACCAACTTGACCAAATTATGTTTTTTTTAGAAAACAAAGGTTATGCAGTTAAAGCATTTGGTGGTTCTTTTGTTAAGTTAGCGGTAACAAAGGTAGGTGCATAAACATGGTTACAACAACACAAACAGTAAAGATTGATTTGAATGATGCCGCTTTTTTAGCGGCATTAGTCACACAATATATTGCAAAAGGAAATAACACAGACCATTTGCAAAAATTAGTTCAGCACCTAACACCAAAGGCAGGGTGCTAATAATGGCAAGCAACATTATTAAAGACTTGCCAATAGATATTGGTGATGTCTATGAACTAATCAAGGAAGCGCTTACTGAAACAATTCAAAACATTGAGTTGTATGACATTGGTGATGATTGCAATTCCACTTTTGATACTGAAGAAGTTACGGTCAAATATAAAGACGGACAGTTTTTTGCAACCATAGCCTTGCAACGCACTGAAGGTAAATTTGTAAGCAATGACGATATTGAAGAAGCGTTTATTGCGGCAATGGCTAATGAAAAAATGACAATAGATGTGGAGATACAGGCATGAATTGTCCTATATGCAAAATAGATACAGCACCAACACAATTGCGCAAGGCTGGAATGTGTAAAGTTTGCGCAAAAAAACAACTAAAAAACATGGAGGCAAAATAATGCGGTTCAAAGTAGAAATGTTCATTGACAAGGAAGAATTTAATATTCCTATCAATAAATCTAAGTCAATGATTAACGCGCTACAGCGTGAGCAAATTCTAGAAATGGTTGAGCAAGCGCTACCTGGAGTTTGGGTAACCAAAGTCCGTAAGGTCCATGATGAACGGACATGTCAATGAAACTTACAAAGCGTGGAAAACGCGTAAGAGCAGTTTTAATCCTTGCGGCGGTTGTTGGTGGTTATTGGCTTCTTAACCACATTTGGTGGGTTGGTGACCACTACTGTTTTGGTGACATGGTTGAATGTTATTTTGGAGGCGAATAATGAAAAAGATTATATTGGGAGTTGCTTTATCACTTATTTCAACACACGCTTGGGCTAATGACACAACAGCGCAAGGAGCATGGGTAAAGGTAGATGCCAACGGCAACGCTATAGGTGGAGCAATTGTCTGTTCTACAGATGTTTGCGGTGACAGCAATTCACCTTATGCAAAAGCAACGCTAGGTGCAGGTGAGCAATATGTTTTACAAGCCAAGGCTGACCCTGTAACTAACAATGTTGCAGGCATTGGCAACAACAATCCCAACACTCAGGTGCAAGTAAACATACCTACACAGGAATGGACAATTACACGGACAAATACAGTGACACCCGTAGAACCTGTAATTATTAACGGTCATCAAATAACTTCTTACACTTTTGAAACAGTAGATAAATTTACTGCTGACACGGCTCCTTGGGTTTTTCCACCAGTTATTGATGTAGTAGCGCTTGAAACAACAACAGTTGTAAGCGCGTCAATTACATCAAAAACGCTAAATGCTAAAAAAATCAAATCAAAAACTAAAAAGAAGGCGGCAAAAAAATGACAGACACAAATGTAGAAATGTTTTTATTAGTCACAGGCAAGGCAATGATTAAAGCGGCTGAAAGCAATGACCCTGACATGCAACTTGATGTAATTAAAAACTTTAATAATGTTGCTCAAACTTGGGAGAACAAGGCTTTTAATGCGGCTTACAAAAACATGCTAGAAAGCAGGGAGTCATGACACCAGGATTTAGCATGATGGGTTCTGGCATCTATTCCACAACCGTAACTTTAGAAATTGTTTGCGCTGAGCAATGTAATGATTGTGCAGAAAATTACAGTTGCAAAGGGTTATGGGAAGAAGATTTTGAAACTGATGATTGGGGCAATGTTGAGCAAGAAGTGACATGCAAAGAATGTGAACACACCATAACCGTAAGAAGGGAAAGTGAATGAGTTATCAATTTATGTTACAAATTATTGAAGATGGTTCAATAGCCTTTTCTCAGCGTTATGACAACGCATTAGACGCGGTTAATGCTTACAACAAATGCGTTGATTACGGTAATTCACGCTTGTGGCGTGAAATTGTTTTACTAGAACCTAATGGCAAAGCCCACGCAAAAGTCTTTGAATACCCATTAGTAGGGGTAAACTAATCCTGGTCCAAAAACTACTCTTTAAGGGGGAACTCATGGACAGCAATGTAAATAGATGTAATCAATGCGGCGGTTGGAAATACGGTGAAACCGCTTGTGGCTGTTGTGCCAAAGGAGCCAAAGGCTAAAACCTGAAGTTTTACCAACACGCTCTTTTAGTAGCCGTTTTTACGGTAGGGCTTGTTGCACTTCCACACGCTGAAGCGCAAGCGCCAGTAATGACGCAAGCGTTAAAAATTAAAGCAATGGCTCCTAAAGAATATGCGTTGCATTTAGTTAAACAGCAATGGAAAAACCATAAGCGTGAATTTGCCTGCCTGGAAACGCTCTGGCACAAGGAAAGCGGCTGGAGGCCACACGCGGCTAATCCAACATCTACGGCATGGGGAATTCCTCAATTTCTCAATTCAACCTGGACAAATTATGGTTATCCTGTAAGACCCAAAGACCCACAAATACAAGTAAAGGCTGGATTGCGTTACATCTATAAACGCTATTCAACTCCTTGCGGAGCGTGGGAATTTTGGAAAAAGAAGGCGGGACAGGACATGGTAGGCGGCTGGTATTGATGGACAAAAAGGTTGTAGAGATTGTTCTCAACCGCGCTGGTGATTACTGCGAAACATGCGGGTCACCAGCGCTACCTTCTATGGCCTTGCACCACCGTAAATTAAAATCACGCGGCGGCAAAGACACACCTGCAAACCTAATCAGGGTGCATCACGGTTGTCATAACTTACGCACTGATAGTATTCACCTCCAACCAGCAAGGGCTGAGTCAAAAGGCTGGATATGCCCAAGTTGGAGAGAACCAAATGAACACCCGTTTGTTAAACCAGATGGAACTATTGTTTTGTTACAAGATGATGGTTCTGAATTCACAATGATGGAAGGCGATTAAATGAATATCACAGTAAAAGGCAATGTAGGGCAAGAACCAGAATTAAAGTTTTCTAAATCAAATACTGCTTATGTAACATTTTCAATTGCTTACACACCACGCCAAAAGCAAGGTGACGCATGGGTTGATGGAGAAACTATGTGGTTCCGTGTTGTTCAGTTTGGCACAAAGGCTGAAGCAACAGTTGATTGCATTAAAAAAGGTGACTCTGTATTAGTTACAGGCGCATTAAAGCAATCCACATATACCGATAAAGAAGGCAAAGAAAAATCATCTATGGAAATTACTGCTGACCATATTGGGCTTGTGCCACGCACACAGAAGAATTACACTGCACCACAAACACAGGAGGAAGCACCATGGTAGAAGCAGGCTTAATTAGCGCTAAAGAAACAGCAGACATTTTAGGCATTAACATGAATAACTTACGCCAGATACAACACCGCAAGACAATTGCATGGGTGGAAAAGTCAGGTCGCAATGTTTATTACAAGCGTGAAGATGTAGAAGCCTACAAAGCCAAAAGAGATGCCCGTATCAAATGAACAAAGAACTGATGGCAGGCAGATTTTGGGTGCATTACGGTTTTAGCAAACATCAATTTGGTCTAGGCATTGTTGTAAGCAAATGGCAATTAAACATTGACATTGGACCGTTTTGGTTTGGCTTAGAATGGTAATTAGTGAGGACCCTGAAGTAGCCCTAGCGCTATCAATGTTTGGCGAAAGATTACGCGCAAAAGGAAAAGACAATCTTGCTTTCAAAATAGAAAACATTATTGAACTTGTGCGTGATGAAGTAGAAGCGGAATTAAAGCCAAAAGGCCGTAAGCAATAATAGTATGTAGCCATGACAGTCCTATTAACAGAGGAAGTAACTCTGGAAGATATAGATGAAGCGCTGAAGCATGTCTATAACATGTTAAAGACTGACATCTACGGTGACCGCATGGATTGGCGCAAAAAAGAAATGTTGCAAACAAGCCTAGATGATTTGTTAGATGCTAGGTTCAATATGGTGAAGAACGGCAATCCTTTTCCTGAAGATGAATAACAGCAAAGAAGGCGGCTTTTGCGACATCTGCAAGCACCATGTATTAAAGAAAGATTACGAAAGCCACGCCGCCAAAAACCATTCAGGAACTTTATTTGAGAAGAAGTTCTATGAGGCTATAAGCATTACTGAATTAAGGTAGTTGCAATAGACCGTAATAAGTTATAGATTTTGCTCACTGGTAGATGAAACATAAGTAATCTACTGAGTGCTGGACAACGCCTCTACATACTGCATGATGTAGGGGTTTTGTTCTTTCCACATAATGTTAAACTCATTTTGCAAGATAATGTTTCCTCATTTATAGTGAACACATGGCAAGAAAAACACCTGAACCAGCGCAGATTGAAAAAGAGAACGCGGTATTAGCGTTACGCACTCAATCGCTAACCTGGCGCACTATCGCTGAGCAAACAGGTTATTCATCAGGCTCAGGAGCGCTAAAGGCTTATATGCGAGCCATTAAGCGCCAACAGAAAGAACCCACTGAAGCCGCTTTGTATATGGAGTTAGAGCGCTTAGATGTTTTGCAAGAGGTGTATTGGGAACCAGCCATACAAGGAAACATGCGAGCGGGTGAGTTTGTTCTACGCATTATGGATAGGCGGGCTAAATTCTTGGGCCTAGATGCGCCAACCAAGATACAAGCAGAAGTGGTGAACTATGACAGTGGAACAGGAAGCATTGACGCAGAAGTTGATAGAATTGCCAGACTCATTGATACATTTGAGTCAGGAAGTTCTGACGCAACCCTCATTGAACGCGAGAGTGCAGGCGAGCAGATATTTATGGAAGAACCGCCTAGCCCGTAAAGAACAGTTAGCGCCAGAAGGCGATTGGCACATTTGGCTGTATATGGCAGGCCGTGGTGCAGGCAAGACCAGGACAGCCGCAGAATGGCTTGCTTGGGAGGCTATAAGCCAACCTGAAACCCGTTGGGCCATTGTCGCACCTACATTCTCAGATGCTAGAGATACATGCGCTGAAGGCGAGTCAGGCGTTATTTCAGTGCTACGCAGATACCACATGCTTGAACACTGGAACCGTTCTATGGGTGAAATCCTTCTGGTAAACGGTTCAAAGATAAAACTCTTTTCCGCAGACCAACCAGAGCGTTTCCGTGGACCGCAACACCATGGAGCCTGGTGTGATGAATTAGGTGCATATAGATATTCAGATGCTTGGGACCAATTGCAGTTTGGATTACGCCTTGGAGATAAACCACGCGTTGTTGTTACAACCACACCAAGACCAACACCGCTTATCCGTATGCTGGCGGGCCGCAAAGACGGCTCTATTGTCATCACACGCGGTTCAACATTTGATAACGCTAAAAACCTTGCGCCTAGCGCTCTTTTAGAATTACAGGCCCGCTACAACAACACCAGGCTTGGAAGGCAAGAACTTTATGGAGAAATTCTTGATGATGTTGAAGGCGCGTTATGGACCAAGGGAGTTATTGACCGTAACCGTGTGCAGAAAGCACCAGCAATGTCACGCGTCATTGTTTCCATTGACCCTGCCGTAACAAACACCAAGGACTCAGATGAAACAGGAATTATTGTTGCTGGTTGTGACACAGGCGGTAATGGCTATGTGATTGCTGACTACTCATTTAAGGGAAGCCCGCTTGAATGGGCTACAAAGGCCGTAGAAGTCTTTGACAAACATAAGGCTGACTCAATCTTGGTAGAAGTAAACCAAGGTGGCGATATGGTCAGTGCAGTTCTTAAACAAGTGCGTAACTCTTTACCAGTTAGAGAAGTGCGAGCGCATGTGGGTAAGAAACTTAGAGCAGAACCAGTAGCGGCAATGTATGAACAAGGGCGTGTGCATCATGTTGGTGAGTTTGCAATGCTAGAGGACCAAATGACAGTGTGGACACCACAAGACCCTGATAGCCCTGACCGTATTGATGCCATGGTGCAAGCGTTTTCTGATTTACTAGGAACATCAAGCGTCAGTAATTATTTCAATGCAATTGCTAACATTTGCCCAAATTGCGGATTGCCTATGCCTAAATCAATGTCACATTGTTCAAAGTGTGGAACCGCTATAATCATTCCCACACAGGTTGTTGAAGGAGTCTAAATGGCAGTCGCATACAATGTAGTAATTGACCAAGGTGCAGACTGGTTCTTAAATGTGAATTATGACAATCCCAACGGAACGCCTGTAAATCTAACTGGTTATTCAGCCGCGCTACAACTGCGTTCATATCCTGACGCTCCAACTGCTGTTCTGTCATTAACATCTGCTGTAAACGGCGGTATTACAATCACTGGCGCTACAGGCTTAGTTGCAATGCAAGCAACGGCTACACAAACAAGAGCAATTGATGAAGGCACTTATTATTATGATTTAGAAATAACATCACCTGCTTCACCTACAGCAATTGTTACCCGTTTAATCCAAGGACAGGCAGTAGTTAGTGCTGAGGTGACACGCTAATGGCTGATGAGATTATTGTTGTAGAACCAATTATTCCCGTAATCAATGTCATCAATGAAACGCCAACAATCACCGTATCTGCACCAGGACCGCAAGGACCATCTGGTGAATTCACATCATCTGACATTTTCTACACTCATACTCAGGCTGTATCCGCATCAGTGTGGACCATCAACCACAATCTAAACGGTTATCCAACAGCAGTAGTTTTGGACTCAGCAGGAACTATGTGTGAAGGCACTTTTAGTTACCCAACCGTTAATCAAATGATTATTACTTTTAGTTCAGCCTTTACAGGAACGGCCTACATAATCTAATGAGCAGATTAGCCTTAACACCTACCAATGTTCCTGTTAGTGCAACGGACATCAATACGCCAACACTTAGAACTGGCGATATGTATTACAACACCACAACAGGTTTAATGATTTATGACGGAACAGCATGGGTAGCCGTTTCTACATCTACGCCAACCAATCTTGATGCAGGCGTATTTGATAGCATTGCTCCATACCAGGGTGGAGAACCAACCACTACTGCTACCCAAACATTTAACGGGGGAACTCCATGAGCGTAGTAACACAGATACAAGTAAGACGCGGCACTGCGGCACAATGGACTTCTGCCAACCCAACTCTTGCGGCTGGCGAGATTGGTTTTGAAACTGACACAGGTTTAATGAAGTGCGGTAACGGTTCAACTGTTTGGACATCACTTGGTTACATTGGTGCAGGTGACATCACTGGAGTTACAGCAGGAACAGGACTTTCAGGCGGTGGAGCATCAGGAGCAGTAACGCTTTCAATTAACACAGCAGTCACAGCAGACCTATCAACTGCACAAACTTTTACAAACAAAACAATCTCAGGAGCGTCAAATACGCTTAGCAATATTGGCAATTCAAGTCTTACTAATTCTGCCATCACAATTAACGGCTCAGCCGTATCATTGGGTGGTTCAGTAACAATTGTTGCCCAAACTTTTGCTCCTTCACTTATGTTAGGTGGTATGTAATAAATGGCCCGTAAATTTCTAGTAGGCATAGACCTCAATAAGAATGAACTTCAAAACGCAGTTATTCAAAATTTAGCCACCGCACCTGCTTCTCCTGCGGCTGGACAAGTTTATTACAACACCACTGATAACCAACTTTACATTTACAACGGAACCCGTTGGGAAGTAGCGGGCAACGCAGTTCTATCAGGTTTGCTTTCATCACGGCCTGCGGCAAACAGCGTGGACTCAGGAACTATCTACTACGCAACAGACACTTACCTTTTCTATTACTCAGACGGTTCTACCTGGACACAGACAAACGCATTTGGAACAGTAACCGCTCAGACAACATACGGTGCATCAAGCGGTAATGGTTCTGCTACTACTTATGCCCGCGCTGACCACACACACGGAACACCAGCACTAGGAACATCTACACCTACTGCAATTACTGGCACTGCTTCTGCTGGTTCAGCAAGCGTTCCTTCTAAAGAGGACCACACACACGCATTTACACCTACCCAAAATTTGTCTATGGCAACATACAAACTTACAAATCTTGGAACTCCAACAGACGGAACAGATGCGGTAACAAAGACTTACGCAGACGGAAAACTTGCTTTATCAGGCGGCACTATGACTGGTGCTATTGCTATGGGAGCAAACAAAATCACTGGCCTGGATACTCCAACCGCAGATACAGATGCGGCTAACAAAGGTTATGTAGATAGCGTTGCACAAGGATTAGATACAAAGGCTTCAGTAGTAGCCGCAACAACAACTAACGGAACGCTTGCTACTGCTTTTGCTGATGGTCAAATAATTGATGGCGTTACATTGGCAACAGGCAACCGTATTCTTATTAAAAACCAAACAGATGAAACAGCCAACGGTATTTATGTAGTTGCCGCATCAGGAGCGCCTACCCGTTCTGCTGATATGAACACTGGCTCAGAATTTCCAGGTGCTTATGTATTTGTAGAACAGGGAACAATTAACGCTGACAGTGGTTGGGTTTGCACAAACAATTCACCAGTAACTCTTGGTTCAACCAACATTACTTTTACGCAATTTAGCGGTGCAGGCACTTACACAGCGTCAAACGGTGTATTGCTAACTGGCTCTAACTTTACTTTTGCGCCAGAGAGCGGCAAAGGCTTACAAACAAGCAGTTCAGGTGCGGCAATTAAACTTGCTACTACTTCAGGCCTCAATGTAACTACTGACCTAGCAGTAGGCGCTGGCAACGGTATTTCTGTTCTCACAAACACAGTAGCCATTGACTCAGCAGTTGTTGTATCTAAATATGCAACAAATGTGGGAGATGCAACCAACACTTCTTACACAATCACACACAATCTCAACACTAGAGATGTAATTGTGACCCTTTATGACAATTCAAGCCCATACGCTGAAGTTATTTGTGATGTTCAACATGCAACCGTAAACACCATTACATTACTATTCTCAGTTGCACCTACTCTAAATCAATATAGAGTTGTAGTCCACGCATAACTAACGCCTGAACCACAAGGGGCAAAAAGGAGATACACATGGGTCTAAGGGACCGTATCGCAAAAGCAATAGCAACTGGCAGTATTGAAAAGGCTCCAAACCTTCCTGCGGGTTCTACAGTGTTGTCACAAAATGACATGCTGGCTATAGCAAATCAGTTGCAACAGAATTACGGAAACACCAACCCGCTTCCACGCGCACCTTTTAGTGCATCAGTTCCTTTTGGCCCTGGTATGCCTATTACGCCAGGTGCAATTAACCCTGTAAATCCTGAAACTGGCAGACCAGAACCACGCCGTTATGAATACCAGGTTGCTCAGAACATCAATGTTACTGAAACGCGCCTTATACCTTTTAAGACATTACGCGCCGCCGCAGACCAGATTGATATTTTGCGCCGTTGTATTGAAGTAACTAAATCTAAACTTGTTGGACTTGATTGGGACATTACCCTTGGAACAGACGCGTCAGAAAAGATTGCGGCTGAAGCAGGTGGTGACCATGTTCGCGCTATGGCTAAAGCGCGTGAGAAATACACAGATGAAATTAACCGTGTGCGTGAATTTTGGGAAAACCCTGACAAAGCAAACGGATTAACATTTTCTGATTGGCTAATGATTGCCGCAGAAGAAATTCTTGTAATTGACGCTTGGGCTACATACCCATTAAAGACCGTAGGCGGGGATTTATACGCGTTTCAAATCCTAGACGGTTCAACTATTAAGCCATTGATTGATGACCGTGGTATGCGCCCTATGTCACCTAATGCGGCCTTCCAACAAATCCTTTACGGCTTTCCACGCTCTGAGTTCAGCGCTACTGAGGAGGACCCAAAGGCAGACGGTGAATTTACTGCTGACCAACTTGCTTATTGTGTCCGTAACCGCCGCACAATCAGCGTATATGGCTTTTCTCCTGTAGAGCGAGCGCTTCCACTGGCTGACATTTACCTACGCCGCCAGCAATGGATACGCGCTGAATACACAGATGGTGTTTTGCCAGAACTTATGTTTACAACTGATGAAGATTGGGGAACTAACCCTGACCTTCTACGCGCCTATGAAAACATTTTGAATGATGACCTTTCAGGCCAGACACAACAGCGTATGCGGGCAAGACTGCTACCAAAGGGTTTAACTCCTGTTCT